AGCTAATGTAATTAGTTGTATTATCAGAGGCTAAAGTAGATGGCATCTTATTGTAATGGACTCTAAATTTGTAGGTCGTATTAGGTGTAGGGGCTAAAAATATACGACCAGAATTAGTATCTCCATCGCCAGTAGCACCACCAAACATAGCATAATATTTTGGTTTACCTTGTGCTGCAGCCGTGCCTGTAATTGGTTGATATTCTTGTAAGTATGTTACATCTTTTTTCTCTAACCAAGTGTTAGCTCCTGTAAGCACTGCAGTTGAATCATAAACTTGTATACCTCTAATAAACAAAGCTCCACCTGGAGCGTTAATTGTTTCTTGTCCTGCAACTAAATTACCTGATTGTTGTTTTCTATCTGAATCGATAGGAACATCTCTCATTATTCTATATTGAGCATTTAAAATAATATTTTCTAATGTGTCTGTGTCTAAAACATTAGAATCTGTTTCTGTGTAGTTTCTAATTTGTGTAACTAATCCTGAATAACTAATCCCTGCCATTATGCTTGTTGTGTAACTGGTCCAGCGGACGCAGATCCACCTCCTCCTTTTTGTGTGAACGAAGCTGTTGCTCCAGATGCAAACGTATAATTATTAGCATCTGTAACTGTTATTGTAAATCCACTTGATCCATTTATAGTGGTTGCAGCTATTCCACCAACATTCTCAACATCTCTAAATCTAACAGTATCACTTGTTGACCTACCATGATTCGGTTCATTAACTGAAACTGTGCCTGATCCATTTGTAGCGGTAAAAGCGTTTAAAGGTAAAATTATAGGTGTAACAGGTTCTGTTCTTGCGGGCCTAACATTACGCAAAGAAATAGCATCGCCATTCATTGGTTTAGGTTCTAATTGAGGTTGTTTTGGTTCGTATTCGGACATATGTACAAAAGATCCATTCCATTCTCTAACCATTTCTTTGTATGGAAATTGTAAACCAGATCTATCTGATATTGCTTTTGCATGTTTGCCTGTTGCGTATTTTGCCATTATGTACTTGGGTAATAAGCTTTAGGTGTAATATACGTGCTTGAAGCTGACCCATCCTCCGCTAATGCTCTCGCTAATTCGTCTTCATAAACTAATTTCATAGCTTGAATTAATTCTGGTTTATATTTTTGTGCTAAATAATATGCTAATCCTGATACCATACAAGGGACAAATCTAAATGGTACATCCGTTGCATTTGTATAATCACCCACATCTTGAATTCTTTTAATATAATAAATGTGCATATCTTTTGATGCATTTGAAGAGTCTGGAGTTGGATAAATACTTATACTTACGTGATCAATAAATCTTTGAACCCAATATTGATTTGGTGTTCCTTTAGAAAGTTTGTTTGAAAAAGCAGCATAGGCAGATCTATCAACTTTTGTCATTGGAGAATCTGCTTGAGTTGTTTGTGTTCTATTAGATCTTAATTGTGCTTCTAATACATCAGACACTCCGTAAACACTTGCTGGAGAATTTGTTGTAGCACTTGTGCCATCGTCAGATGATCTATAGAATTTATATTCGACTTGTCCTTCGATCAAATCAATATTAGTTGATCCAATTTCCCAATAATGAATTCCTCTGTTTCCCCATTCTTGAAAAAGAATATTAAGAGATCTTCTAGCAGATTTTAATTCATAGCCAGCTACATTTTTTAATCCAATACGTTCAAAAGACTCTTCTATTATTTCATCAATAGCAAAAGTCTTATCAAATGTTGCTGTTCCAGAGGTAGTATTAGCCATTTAACCTCCTATCCAGTATAGCCGATAGTAACCGATGTCGTATTAGTTAAATCTATGTATATGCCAGTTCTACATCTTATACCACTTCCAGGAACATAGATGTCTAGCCCTTCAGTTCCGCAATTACCTTCGAATACTAAAGCTCCAGAATTACTTGTTCCATCGTAAAGTTTGATATTACTGTTCGCAACGCCTTCAACTTGAATATAAGTTATTCTAGCTGGTCCAATATAACCGCTAGATGCGTCTGTCGTTCTACCAAATCTACCGTCAGAAGTTCTACAAGAAAACTGTTGGTCTGATGTTGCCATATTTTTTCTCCTTAAAATTAAATGCGGGGCCGAAGCCCCACATTAATTAATTATTACGATGCAAATAAAAATGCACCAGTAGTCGCGTCAGCAGCACCGCCCATTTTTGAAGCAATGTGCCAAGTTCCTTTTTCATAACAAATAAAAGCAATCATGCTTCCAGTTGTAAAAAGGTTTGTCGCTGCGTTAGCAGGAGTGAAAGTTAATAAAGTTTCACCCGATGCTGAAGTATCAAAAGTTACTTCTGAAGAACCTCTTGACTCAATTACTGATCCAGTTGCGTAAGCATCTGAACCTGCACAGTCAAAAGAAAGTGTAGCTGTTCCACCAGTTGTATCTTTAGCTTGAGCGTAAACAACAACACTACCTTGCGTTGCCGCCGGTAATGTACATGCACACGCTGCTCCACCAGCATAATTTACAACAGAAATTGTATCTGCTGCAAGAGTTAATGTAGATGCAGTTGCTACATCTGATATTGATAAACCAGTTAAGTCAGGCATGCCTGAACTCATTCTAGTTGTTACTGCGCCAGTAGACGTATTTTTGGTTGCCACTTGGAAACCTTTTTCCGAACGTACCGGGCCGTTAAACGTTGTTGAAGCCATAATTATATCCTCCTAGTTTTGTGATCATAGTCTCTAGGCCGTCGACTATACGCGTCTATGATCTTTTTATAATTGTATAGTAAGAAAGTTATACTCCTCTTTTATATAGAGCGCAAGGGATTCTGTGATGAAGTGTTAGTTCAGGAATGTAGCGTTTTGTATTAAGTAGCTACTGAAACTTGTGGAGCCGAATTAGCAATTGCATTTTCTCTATCTGCAATCCTAGCTTCTTCAAGCTTGATCTGGGTAATGACTTCTTTAATTTTGTCATCTATCCTGACCATATTGAGAGTGTATCTACCTTCGTTAAGGTGTTCTTGCTCCCAACTCAACTCCAAGGACTTTTTCTGCTTGTACAGGTCTTGGATCATTTATAACCTCCTCATAGGTTATCCACTTTTTACGGGTATCGTAAAATCCCGTTGTGTCCCACTTTATACTCTTTTCTCCCAATTTGTCAACTATAGATTGTTCTATAGCTTCAGCAGAATCTTCGCACTTAATATTAAATTTAGTACGGTACCCATAAGCGTATATTATAACTTGAAAGTCCTTTATCATTTTTCACCTTTATTTTAAACAAAAAAGGGGCGATTTCTCGCCCCTTTTAATTTTTTACGTATACTTATTACGCACCTTCTACGCCGAAGATACCTCTAGGGTCTGATACTCCAAATGAGTATCTTTCTCTAGCTTTGTATCTTACGTTTCCAGTATCGAAGTCACCTTCCATTGCAGTTGTTAATGGAGCTCTTGTGAACATTTTCATACCGTTAGGTACGTCTGTAATGATGTAGAACGCATCTGTATCAGTTAAGTAATTGTTCACTCTATAACCTTGAGGAACCATTCCCATAGATACGATTGCATTTATATCATTGTCAGCTGTTCCAGTTCTGCCTTGAGATTTCATCAATCTCTCTGCTGTAAACTGAAGCTCTGAAGGAATAATCATTTTTACTCCTCTTGCTGCAACTTTAAGACCTCTTTCGTCAGTCATTTGACCGATGTCGATCAAAGATTGTTCTAACGAAGTTTCGTTAAGATCCGCCTGCGTTGTTAGGGTATTTTGAAAAGTACCTGCCAACGTAGGGTGTTCTGTATTAAACAAGCTTTTACCGTCGCCTGAATCAAAACTATCAGTTGTTGGTAAACCGTTGATCAAAGGATCAACTGCTTTTACTTGTTTCGCATTACTCATAGATCTTGCTAAAGCTTTTGTATATCTAGACGCAAGTCTGTCGTACAAATTGTCCTCGATCGCTTCTTCAGTGATCGCGAACGCTAGAGCGATGGTCTCGTGAGTGTATCGAGCAGTGAAAGTCTCTTGAGCATCATCAAATGATACCCCTTGACCTTCTGGTTTTACTGCTGCGTTACCGAACCCAGATAACATAACTTCTTCTTCAAAAGCTCTGTCACTGTTTTCGTTGGTATAAATTTCAGCATGCTGATTTTCATACCTTTTGTATTCCAGGCCAAATAGTGCATTTAAACCTGGCTCTAGTTCTTTTACTAGTTGTGATCGTGATATTGCCATAATTTATTCTCCTATTGACCTATTAGCTGTCTCTACCGTTAATGAAAAGATTAGCCGCACCGTTCTGTACAACAATGATGTTGCAACCAGCTGCAGTAGCGTCCTCGTTTTGAGGGTCTTCTGCAACTCTTACGATTCTGAACATTTTAGTTTCAGCTCTCGTACCAACATCTAAAGTTGAAGTGGATTGACCATTTTTTGCATTAGTCGCGGCAAAGTCATTCATGTTTCCGACAGTACCGATCATAGCCTGTGTTACCGCTGCATCCGCTTTTACAGTGTATTCCTGTAAAGGGTCATCGTTAACAAAGCCAAAACCATCTGTACTACCAGTGTTTGGATTAGTGCCGAAAGTAGTACTCGCAGCAACTGAATTTGCAAAAGTTGGTTTGCTTGTGGTGTTATCTATGTAGAAAGCACCGTTAAACACTCCAACTAATAATGCTTCAGTAGCAGTTGTGTAATCAATACCACCTGCTCCTGTGTCATCAGTTGTGTCTATACTAGCATCTTGTAGGTACCCTTGGTCTCCAGAACCATCCTGAAGAGATGCAGGGTTTCCTTTAAAAATGCCGACTCCTAACCCGCTTTTGATTTTGTACTTTGATTGACCTTCGATTGAAGGCGTATTGCCTAATCTCATTGCCATTCTTAAGCCAAAACCAGTTGTTGACGCGTTAGCCATAGTTGTCTTCTCCTATTAGTTTTACTTACTCGATGATAGGGATTAACCCGAGAATTCCGTATTAGGATTTCTTTGTACCACCGAAGGTTACACGAGATTGCCTTTCAATATTGATTGGCATTCTCTTATCTTGCTCCTTCATGAGATCGTTGTTTACTGCTTCGCTTCTCTCTCCATGTTTTTTAGACATGTATTCAGAACGTTGCTTCGCAACCTCAACCGGTACCTTTGCAAGCAAAAGCCCACCAACTCCGACAACCCCCTTATATCGTCCTTCTTCGACAATAGGATAGTCAGAAGCATTTATGATTTCCTCGGCTCTTACTAACTCATAACCTTCTCTAATTCGTCCAGTTATATTTTTAGTGTCTTGGAAACCAACACTCTCTGCCCTAATCCATCTGTACCTGAATCCATCAGGTGCAGGGGGTGCATCTAAAGATGATGGTGGAACCCAAACCTTTGGTCTTTCAGATTTTGACCTCGATTGGTTCGCACGAGAAGTTTTGTTATCTTTTTCCATACGCTATACCTCCTTCGTGATTTTTAATTGTTTTGCGTACTCTTCGAGTGGCACACCTAATTTTTTAGCGATTGCTACCTGTGATGATGTGAGTTTCACAGTTTTTGTGCCCGGCCTAACTACTCGTCTAGCCGAAGCTACAGTTTGCGTCGGTCTAGCCGACGAATTACTGTCTTTTATATCAAACTTATTTGGAAATTCAAGTCTTATTCTCTTATCAACTTCCGCATAATATTCGTCTGAT